TGTTTTAATCGACACTATTATTTATAACACTTTGCAAGTTCACTTTATAAAAATATGCGTCTTCCGTGGGATTTGTTGGAACGCACCCACATTCTTCCAGGAAGAGTCCAATGTCTATGAAAGATTGGTCCCTACTCAAAACTAAACGAGGTGTCTTCAGCCATTCGGCCATAACCCTCCTCGTCCATGCCTTTAGCCCTCTTAAGCTATGTTCAGCCAGAAAGAAATATAAACTTGCAATTTTATATTTGTTACGCATATTGTTTTCTATTATACACTATTTTCACCTAAAGGCAAGCCTAATTTGGCCTGCAATTCAGGATAGTCGATATAATAAAGCTGTTTGTCCTTAAATCTATTCCACAATTCAATCGGTTGGGACACATTATCTGGACCCCTATCAGCGTTTGGATTGACCTTGTAGAATTTGGTTTTAGGAAATTCTTTAATTAGATTACACCATTGTTGCTCCCAATTTACACCAGGAGTTGGTGAGTTTTCTTTTGCCACATAATGTCTAGTACCAGCAAATAGGTTATTTACCGTATTTGTATTACTTTTCAAATCATGGCCTATCAGATAGACTTCATCTGGTTGTTCTTCTACCAATGCAATAAAACCACTTGTAGGACCGGCAGCCCAACCTCTATCTTTTTTAAATTCTGTTTTATCTCTTGTCCATTGTTGTACACATGTTGCTTTATCACCATCATGTACCCAACTAATATTGCAATCTGAATGGTCTATTTCTTTTTTCATAACTTTGTATGCTTCAGGTTTATTTTCGTATCTTCTAATGATACTAATTTTACCTGCCATGTTCATACCGTGCATTACAAACTCATTACGGTCACCTTTTTCATTTTCATTAAATGCGTCAAAGTGTTTCTTAACTTTATCTCTTTCATCTAAATTAAGACCTGCCCACTTCATCATTTCATAATGACCCTCTGGCACTCTGGTCCAATCTCTAAAGTAACAAGGTATTTCTTCAGCTACACCTGCATTATAAATTTCGTGCATAATACCATGGTCAACTGCAACTAAAACATCAGGTCTAAATCCATCTCTGTAAATTGCATTACAGCCATAAACTTTACCATGTGGTTTTAATGATTCTAAATTAAAACCATCTCTACTGCCACCATTACCTATACAAAATACTCTTTTAACCATTAAACCAACTATTCATTATTCCTAAACCATAGATTGACACACTTACTGCATTTAAAACAATCAATGCTCTATCATGCCACAATATACCTACTATCAACCAGCCTGTCATACCAACCAATGCAACATATAAGTTCAAAGGAAATATATTTACTGAAGTCATCATCATTGCAACTATTAAAAACACACTACCTGTCCATTTAATATACCAAGACAGGTCACCTTTTGGTGTAATCTTTTTATATACTCTACTAGAATTTAATTTTTTAATTTTTTCGTCTAGTTTTTCTCTAATAGGTTCTATTGTCATAATCCACTTCTATATAAATCTCATTGCTACAAACCAACCAAATACATTTACGATTGTAAAATATCCAACTAACATTGTTGGCCATGCTAGTTTTCTTCGCCAATGTGCATACACAGCTGTCAAACTTCCTATGAAGTAACCAGGATAAATGTATCTCATATCTGGACTGTCTGCCGTAATAGCCATAGTCATACTTGCAAAAAGTATAAAAATGAAACTGGCCATTTCAAAATAAAATGCTACCTTATCCGACCGATAAGATGACATCCAAAATTCTTTTATTGCGTTCATACAAATATCTCCTTCATAATCAATTTACATTCTGTGTCATTATATATCACAAAAGGTTTCAGTTTGGCAAGCCTCATTGCAATTTTAGGCCAAACAACTTTCTCTTTAATTGTTTTATTCCAAGTCTTACTATACGATAATACTGAATCAAGTATGACGGCGGTCTGGCTATCAATTTTCCCTTGAATAAGTAAACGCAAAACTCGTGGATGTTGTCCATTATCAGAAATAAAGCCATCATTAAAAGAAATACCATCGCTGATAAACCTATCATTAAGTAAGCTACAATCGCTTCGAAAGTGATAATTAACCGATTCTTTATACTTTCTAAACCGTAAATATGTGTTATTGTATTCATCTTCTAATAATTGTTTTGACCATACTTTATCATTCTTTGCAAAGTTACTTACAAAAAAATCTACAATCTCATCCTCTTTATACTTTTTACTAAGCTTGTGAAAAAAATATCTATCATTCCTACTTGTAAATGTATCCAGTTTCGCATTGATTTTACCCTCATATTTGGCATAATCATACTTAGGCGAAGAAAAATGTAACTTGATGGCCAAGTAAGTTTTATATACTGAAAATCCGTCATACATTTCGGTTCCTTCGGAAATATCTACGCCATAATGCTGACCTTGTCATAGACACTACGGTGAATATTAATGCTATTCCCATGCTATCAAATATACTAGGGTGTAAATCAAATAATGGAAATATCAATAACTGTATAAGAACAGCTAATATAAAACCACTACCTACATCTATTACACTTTCAAATATATCTCTAGTCATCATTTAATTTGTATTCAAAGTTTTGTGTTTCCTCATTTATATGAATTTGTTTGGCACCATTTCTAATATGAAAATGTGTGGCCATTGGTGTTAATGGTGATAATGTTACCAATCTACCAAAATTTTGTGTGTCTGCCCATTCAGCAAGTTTTTTAATTATCTCTTTACCTGCACCTCTTTTCCTAGACCATACAGTATATGCAACTAAAATTTCGCCTCGCTGACCATCTTGGTTGGCAGCTTGTGACATATAATCCATTTCTCTTACTGTAAACGGTACTTCAGGACAATATGCAACACAAACAATCGCCTCAATTTCATTATCATACTTCAGGCCAAATATCTTTCGACCATTCTGTATTCTAAAACCAAGGGTCAGCTCAGGTCTTACAGGATCCTCTGATACATCAATGTCATCTAGTTCGACAAGTTCAGTACCTTTGACCCATTTAAAAAAATCATCTACACTATCTTTAAATTTCTTCATCTATTCTCTTTCAAGTAAATACTTCGCACTAATTGGAAAATGGTCTTTTAAATGTTGAGCCATTTGTATTGCAATCATTCTTGTTTCTTCTTGCGAATCTGATTTAGTTCTCAAATTACATACACGAACAAAGGCCATTAATGAACCAGTCCAATACCACTCTGTCATCATATTTTGTGGTAATACCATTCTAGCCATTTCAGGAGCTACACCTGCTTTTAATAAATTATTATATGTTTCTCTTACAAACTGCATTGTAGATGAAATATCATATTCGATTTCATCTTCACTTGACCCTTGTTTTTTATTTTCTGGTTTACCACGCCAAATAAATGGTGTATAAAACTCTGGTTCTGAATCAACATATCTTCGACTAACTTCATTCCAAACTAAACCAACTTGGTGTTTTACAAGTTGTCTTGCAACAAACACAGGTGCTTTAATTAAAAACTGTAAGGTAGTATGACCAAATGGTGACCAATGGTCATGCTCTGCAAGATATTTAATTAATCTTTCATCTCCTTGGTCAATTACATCTTTTCTTTTGGCAAATGAAACACGAGCTGCATTAACAACTGATAAGTCACTACCCATTTTATCAATTAGTTGTATGTTCATAATGGTAACTTTCCTTGTGGCATGCTGGCTGAGCCTTTTAGTAACCTAAGGTCTATTGCTTCAGCTTTGATTTTTTCTTTTAGTGGTTTGGAAATAAGACTTCCAACTGTGCCTGGATCCAGGTCTTTTTCTTTACAAAATTCTAAAATGGCGTCCATTAGACTACATCTTTTTTCTTTTGCTATCTTCTCTATTTTTAAACTAAATTCTTTGCTTTTCATGTAATCATTATACCATATTATTATAATTTGTCAAGCGTGGATTGTTTCTGTTACGAGGTACAATCCACAAAACCCTAAGCGACTAGGCCGCTAATGCAAAGTTATTATCGTTTGCGTTTAATTAGCAT